CAACGTGCAGATTGACGCCTTCGCTGCGTTGCGTGACGCCGGACACCAGCCGATTGCACCGCTGCTGAGTCACTACGTTGACGAGCGCCACCCCGCCAGCTATGAGCGGTGGATGCAATGGTGTTTGACAATGGTGAGCGTGTGCGATCTACTTGTGCGCTTGCCTGGTGAGTCGAAAGGCGCTGATGCGGAGATGGCAGAGGCAAGGCGGCGCGGTATCCCGGTGGTGTATGGCGTAGAGAGTGTTGTCAATCCTAGCACTGTGTACGAGGTGACAGGCAATGCGCCATACACCTGGGCCGAACACCAAGCCGCCAACCAGGCGACGTTGGACGAGATAGCCGCCGCTATGGGCGCGAAACGATGAACCTGGAAACCGTCGCGGCGTTGCTACTGTTGACGCTGCTGGCGGTGATCATTGCGTATGAGGTAGGACGATAGGCATGGCGAAGAAGAAAACACAAGGCATCACCTGGACAAACGAGCGGCGCAAGCTTGCCGACCTCATCCCGTGGGAACACAACCCGCGCACGATTAAACAGAAGCAAGCCGAACGGTTGGTCGATAGCGTGGAAACGTTCGGGCAAGTGGAGACGCTGGCGATTGGGCCGACCAACGAGCTATATAATGGTCATCAAAGATTGTCTGTCCTTGCCGGTCAGTATGGCATGGATTACGAAGTTGACGTGCGGGTAGCGTCGCGGCCATTGACCGAGCGGGAGCGCCAGCAGTTGACGGTGTATCTACATCGCGGTGCGACCGGCGAATTCGATTTTTCAGAATTAGCCAATTGGGGAATCGAAGACGATTTGTTGGCGTGGGGTTTTGAGCCGGAAGAGCTTGGTTTTGACTTTGACGAAGATGATACCGAAGCGAACGATAAAATATCACGATCTGGTAGATTGTACAATGCTGGCGATGGTCATGATGTTGAGCCTTTTAAGCTGGCGTATCGTATTGAGGCCGCATGGAAAGCGCACGGGCATAAGGCTCTAGACTTGTTTAGTGGCGCAGGTCAGTTGGCAGCCTGGTATCGCCGTCGCTTTTCCACGGTAATCACAGTTGACAAGGCTTATCAGCATGGTGACGTAGATTACTCTATGAGTGCCAGTGATTTTATTGAGAAACACCTGAATGAACATTTAGATTTTGACTACGTAGATTTTGATGACGAAGGTTGTCCAGGTCGTGAAATTCAGATGTTTTTTCATGCCATTGCAGGGGAAAAGAGTACGCCATTCGTTCTATCGCTAACCGATGGGAACGGAATGAACATGAAGTTTCGCGGCAAGGGCAACCTTGCCGAAATGTATATGGTTGATGGCGAATCAATGCGGCAGTTGACTAGAAGTGATTACGATGCGCTTGAGCAAACGGTGACTGATTTTATGCAAAAGGTGGCAGCGCTTTCAGGTTTCTCTGCCACGGCTTTATCCAGCTACCGTGGCAGAGAAGGGAATGTCCTATTTCAAACGTGGTCAATTATGCCCCATGATGCTGGTTGATATATTTCGGGTTGTAGTAACCAGCGGGTAAAAAGGGCTGAAGATCCTTTTTAATATAATGCTTGACGCCAAGCCGGTTGACCAGTTCCAAAATGCGATGGGTGTACGATTCCCAATCGGTCGTGTTGGTCATGGGCAGGTAATTAGCCCGACCGATTTTGTACAGGTCAACAAACTCATGTGTGCGTTCGATGATAGCAAGCGACGATTCGGTGTTGAGTGTCGGTTCCAGGCTGACCCAGGTAAATATCCCGGCGTCGTGAAACGCTTTCAGTGCTGCCAGTCGGTCGGCAGGCAAGGCCGCTCTTGGTTCCCACTTGCGGCTGAAAGCGTCGTCCAGACTGGTCAGCGTGGAAGCAAAAGCATCACGATCTGGACGGAAAATGTCAACGTCCTGTAATGCTCTGGTTCCGCCTTTGGTCAAGGTGCAAACGCCGAGGCCATGCTCTTGCAGAATCTGCAATGTTTGGTGAGTGATACTAGTGTTGAAGGCGTTGTATGGGTCAGTGGTAAAAGAGAGCATAACTTGTTCTTTTACGCCAAGCGCCTGGTACTTTCGGCAGTCTTTGAGTAACGCAGAAATGTAATCCGTGCGCGGTTCTGCACCGGAGTTGAATTCTGCACGATCCATTTTTAGAACCTTCGGGACGTAGCAGTAGGCACACCCCATGCCGCATTTTCTGTACGGGTTCGTCGCAAGCTTGGCATATTCGCCAGCCTGACCGCGAGGGGCGTAGACAATGGAGCAGCCTTTGACGCTCCAACCGTTGTCTTCGAGTTCATAGGTTCGAGTCTTGAGATTGGTCATGAGTTTGTTCCTTTCGTGTAACAATAAGATTGCCTTTTGCAATCTCGCTAAACAGTGAGCGCCAAGACGGCTGTCCGGTTCCCTGTCCAGGTGGCGCAATGGCCTGGACATCGGCGGCGATGGCTTCAAGCTTTCGCCAAAGGTCGGCGGATAACTTGATTGATTTACGAACTTGCATCTGTGTACCTCCTGTAGATAGTATATCACAAGGGAGCGCCCTTGTCAACAGTTTGGGGCGAAACTCGTAAGAAAAGTCGATTTCTTTAAGGTTGATATGGCAGCACGAAAACGAACACCATTCCAGCGCGAAGAAGACCTTGTGCAGATCACGCGCCTATACTTGCAAGGCCGCACGCAGCGTGACATTGCCGAGGCGGTTGGCGTGTCACAGGGGCAAGTCAATCACGACTTGAAGCTGATCCAAACCCGTTGGCGTGAATCGTCCATCATGGACATGAACGAGGCGAAGCAGCGGGAGTTGGCGCGCTTGGACGAGCTAGAGCGGGAATATTGGGCTGCATGGGAGCAGTCGAAAAACGAACGCACCAGGGCGCGCCAGGAGAGCGACGGCAAGAGCAAGGATGGCAAGCCCAACGTCGTCAGGGCGACAATGGAGAGAGAGCAGCGCGACGGCAACCCCGCCTTTCTCGCTGGCGTGATGAGTTGCATCGAGCGCCGGTGCAAGCTGCTGGGGTTGGATGCGCCGGCAAAAGCAGAGTTGACGGGCAAGGATGGGGGGCCGATTAAGACGGAAGTTGCTAATAAGCCTGATCTATCCAAGTTATCCGTAGATGAGCTTTTGCAGTTGCGCTCAGTGTTGGCAAAGGCGACCGATGAACCTGCCAACCCTGGATGAAATTGACAGAGAGTTGGCGCGTAAGAGTTTGGCCGAATACATCCGTCAAGCGTGGCATGTGGTGGAACCAGGTAATCGATTTATTGACGGGTGGCATCTGCACGCCATCAGCGAACATTTGGAGGCGGCAACCCGCGGAGAGATTCGCAATCTGATTATCAACATCCCGCCACGGCACATGAAGAGTCTAATCTGTTGCGTCTTTTGGTTTACCTGGGTCTGGGCGTCAAAGCCGGAGACGCGTTGGTTATTCAGTAGCTATGGCGAAAACTTGTCAATTCGTGATTCGTTAAAATGCCGGCGCATCATTAGCCATCCGTGGTATCAGCGAAACTTTGGTGATGTGTTCAAGTTGACCGGCGATCAGAACCAGAAGACACGGTTTGAGAATGACAAGACGGGCTACAGGTTAGCCACGGGGGTTGGCGGTTTGGCGACAGGCGACGGCGGTGATTTCGTGATTTGCGACGATCCGAGCAAAGCGGCTGACATCCACAGTCTAGCGTCCAGGGAATCGGTAACAGACTGGTGGGACAATACTATGTCAACTCGCGGTAACAACCCTGACAAGGTGGTCAAGGTTGTCATCATGCAGCGCCTACACCAAGAAGACTTGACCGGACATTTACTAGACCGGATGAAGACTGGCGGGCAACATTACGAGCTTTTAAGCTTACCAGCGCGATACGAGGCAACCGACCGCGTAACGTCAATCGGCTGGCGTGATCCTCGCACCGTCCCCGGTGAATTACTTTGGCCTGAGCGGTTCACGCCAGCAGCACTGAATGATTTAGAAAGCAGCATGGATCGCTACGCCGTCGCTGGTCAATTGCAGCAACGACCGTCACCCGACGCTGGCGGCATCTTTAAGAAATGGCATTGGCGCTACTGGAAACCGAAAGGCGTCAAACTGCCACCGGTCAGGGTCGAGATCGTAGACGAGGAAACCAAAGCTGTCACGCTCACTGAAGTTGAGGCGGTAGACTTGCCCGACAGTTTTGACGAAGTGATCCAGAGTTGGGACATGGCCTTCAAGGACACATCAACAAGCGACTTTGTTGCGGGCCAGGTGTGGGGCAAGGTTGGGGTGAGTAAGTACCTGTTGGACTATTTCAATGAGCGCGCCGACATCAACGCCACCATCCGAGCCGTCACTGATCTTACTGCCAAGTGGCCCAAATCTTATGCCAAGCTGGTGGAAGATAAAGCCAACGGGCCAGCGGTGATCCAACTGTTGCGCGGCAAGATCGACGGGCTGATTGCCGTCAATCCCGAAGGTGGAAAAATTGCCAGAGCGCACGCCGCTTCACCGTCCGTTGAGTCACACAATGTTTATTTGCCGCATCCGGCGCTGTACGGCTGGGTGGACAAGTTCAAAGAGAATTGCGCCATTTTTCCTAACGGCGCTCACGATGACGATGTGGACGCGTTCACGCAGACAATGATTCGTTGGCAAGTAGGCACATCCGCCGGTACATGGGGAACGAGAAAGAACAAATGAGCAAACGCAACAACCGCTACAAGCATCGCCAACCGGCACCGCAACTAGCCGGCAACGTGCGCAGTATCCGCGCACAGCGCTCCATGCTCGATAACAGCATGGCCGCCGGTTATCTTGGCAAACAATTTGAAGGGGATCGGGATTACTACGAAAAGCTAGGCTACCCCAAGGATTTACTCTTTGAACACTTTCTCGCCAAGTACATGCGGGAAGACATTGCAGCCCGCATTATCGACTTCCCAGCGGAGGAAACTTGGGGCGATGGTGTCACCATCATTGACGGCAGCGAAGATGACGTGGTTGACGATTCGCCGTTCTCGGTAGAGTTTGCGGCGCTATCAGAACGCCTACGCCTGGCCCACTATTGCGAACGGGTGGACAAGATTACCGGCGTTGGCCGCTACGGTGCATTGCTTATCGGTGTGGCCGGTGATGCGCCATTGTCGGCTCCGGTGGAACGACTGAATAGCGCCGCTGATGTGCTATATCTGCGGCCATTCGCTGAGATCAACGCCGATATTCACTCATTCGTCAACGACGCCACCGACGCCCGTTACGGGTTGCCGGCGCTTTACAATGTCACCATGATGGCCGGGACGACGGGGGCTGGCACAACCACCATGCAGGTGCATTGGAGTCGCATTATCCACGTTGCCGAAAACCTGCTTGACAATGAGGTGTATGGCATTCCCCGCTTGCAGCGTGTCTATAATCGCCTTGACGACATCATGAAGAGTGTAGGCGGTAGCGCTGAGGCAACGTGGAAGCTCATGCGTAAAGGTGGCATTTTCAGGCTTGCGCCTGACGCACGCCTGTCACCAGAGGAAGAAACGGCGTTCGAGGAACAGATCGATGAAATGGATCACGGTCTGCGGCGCTACCTGCAATTGCGTGGCATCGACTACCAGGATCTGGGCAGCGAAGTCGTAGACCCAACCGGCAACGTGGATTTGATTCTCTCGCTGATTAGCGGTGCAACCGGCATTCCCAAGCGCATTCTGATTGGCAGCGAACGGGGCGAACTTGCAAGCAGTCAGGACGAACGCAACTGGGCCAAGCGGGTTGCCAAGCGCCAACGCAATTGGGCTGATCCGACCGTCTTGCGCCCACTGGTTGATCGGCTCATTCGTTGGGGCGCCTTGCCCGCGCCATCCACTGGACGCTATCACGCCAAATGGTGGCCGTTGGCCGAAACCACGGCACTGGAACAAATGGAACTGGCACAGGGCTACTCGCAGGTCATTGAACGCATGGCGCAACCGGGGATTGAGCAAGTGGTCGATGTGCCAAAGTTCGTCAAATTCTACGTGCCGGATTTACCAAGCGATGCCATCATTGATGAGGTGGAATTGCTGGACGAGGAACTTGGCGAAACCGATGACGATGAACCTGAAAGCGTGACAGCCAACATGCTGTGGAGTGTTGCCCATGCCCACCGCTAACGAGCCACGGAGCGTTGACCCGACCCGCACGTCGGTGTTGCGCAAACGTTACCGTCAACACTACCGGCGCATGTGGCAGCGCGTCAATGCTGCCATCAATGAGTACATCGACACTGTGGATTTTAGCCGTCCGCTGGCGCAGCGCACGGCAGAGTTTAACCGTTTTGTTGACGCCTTGCTACAGCAGGAGTTTGGCCGAACGGAGAGCGACCGAGAACGCGGTGTTCGGGCAATGGCAACAGTGGCGTACATGCGGGGGGTAGCACAGGCTAACACCGAAGTGGAAGAAGCCATGCCGACGCCACAGCAAGCGGTGATGCGGGCGGATCACAATGACGCTATTGCGGCGCTTATCCTGCTCCTGTCCACACAGTTGATGACGGTGCGGTTGGGGCTGACGGGGCAAATTCTCGACCGCTACCAACGCGCCAACAGCGCCGCCGAGGCCAAGGCTGCCATTCGTGACCGCATCCAGAAAGCAGGTCGCACGCCAACGGATGGTATCGCCGCCGATGGCGTTGTCCGCGGCTACAATGAAGCGCTGCTGAACGTGTACGAGAATGCCGGCGATCAATTTGTTGGCGTGATTGATGAGCGGGTGTTCTGGCAGACGGCAGAAGACCGAAAGGTATGTAGCCGTTGTTTTGACGCTTCACAGCGCACTGATAACGGTTATGGCCCTGGTATTTACACGATTGCACAGGCGCGGGGCTTGATTCCCCTGCATAACCGGTGCCGGTGCCGGTGGCGACGATTGCCGCCGGGGATATTGTCAAGCGCCGGGGTGCAACCGGCAGGGGCGACAAGGCAGGCAAGCGCTTGGCAATTGCCGGTAGAATTGCCGCCGCAGAATCGCAACGTGCAGGGGTTGAGACGAATTTGAGAGGTGTATGGATATGTCGAAATTGACGCAGAGAGAAAAAGAGGTTGTCAATCTGCTGGCGCAAGGCAAGCCGCAACGCCAGATTGCCGATCAACTCGTCATCAGCCGATACACCGTTTATAACCACATCAAGAACATCAAAGCCAAAACGGGCGTAACTTCCACTTTTGAATTGGCGGTCAACACGCACCGTCAGCCATCTGGCTAAAAATAGCCACTTTTAGGTATATACAGCACAAAAAGACTCGCTACAATAATCGTAGCGAGTCTTTTTGTTTTGGGGCAATTCATGGCTGAACTATCAGTAAATGCTCAAACCTACAAACTGCCAGAATCCGCCCGCAACAATGCACGGCAAGTGCTTGAGTGGCGCGAGAAGCATGGCGGCGAGGTCAAGGGCATGACCGAAGTCGGTTGGCGGCGCGCTCGGCAGTTGGCGGATAACGCAGAGGTTGGGTTGGACACCATCAAGAAAATGTCGGGGTTCATCCGACATGAGGGCTATTACAAAAAAGCCCGTGCCAAGCAAAAACAAGAAGGCAATCCGCCCTGGACGTACCCCGCAATTGTAGCATGGTTGGGCTGGGGCGGCGACAGTGGCATTGCCTGGGCGAGAAAGATTAGTGAGGCGAACCCGTGACCGACATTGACGAAGATGGCACAGACGAGGCATTCAAGGCCGGATTGCAAGAATATATGAGCGAAGTAACCAACGATACATCCAACGATACTGATGCCGCCCCCCCGTGGCCTGGCGACCGCACAGCCATCGCGGCTAATGCCGATTGTGGTTACAATACGGCGCAGTTGACCACCAATGCCACAGTGGGAACAGTTAAGGAAGTTACACGCAAAGGAACGCGCTACTTGGTGGCACCCACGGTAGCCCTTCGTCCTGGTGTGCTAAACGGCGAGTATGTCCCGGCTGAAGAAGTAGTGAAATTTGCTGAAGCCTGGAATGGGCGATCTGTGCCATTGTTGCACCCGAAGCGATTCGGCCAGCCGATTAGCGCCAACAGCATGGATCTGTGGGATGACGCCCCGGCCATGTTTTGGAATGCCCACATTGACGGCGATGCGCTCAAAGGTGAATTTTGGGTTGACATTGCTAAGGCTGAAAAACTTGGCGGAGAAGCGACGCTACTATTGCAGCGCCTGCGCAACAACGAGGCCATCGACGTGTCAACCGGTTATTTCCGTGACTTTATCGAATCGCCTGGGACACATGACGGCAAAGCCTACACTGGCATTGCGCGCAACCTGCGGCCCGATCATATCGCAATTCTCTTAAACGAAACCGGCGCGTGTAGCTGGGCGGATGGTTGTGGGGTTCCCCGCATCAACGAAGCCAAAGCCGCAGAAAGCGCCAGTCAATCTTTTCTTAGCGCATTGGTGCGCAATGTTATCAATTCACTTGGAGGTAAAAAAGTGGATCGAACCAAGATTATTGAAGGGCTTGCAGCCAATGCGCAATGCAAATGCAGCAAGCAACAATTGGAAGCAATGGACGATGCGACGCTGACCGCGTTTGCTGATTCGTTGCAGCCGGTTGTCAATGAGGAAGTGTCCGCCGTTGAACCGGCGCCGGTGGAAGTGGTCAAAGAGGTTGTGCCGGCTGAACTGGCACAACTAGCGAAGGTTGTCGAGCAATTCGGCGGCATTGACAAGTTGACGGCGGCTCTATCCGGTGTGGTTGCCAACGCCGACAAGGAGCGCGCCGATCTGGTTGCTGGCTTAGTCGCCAACGAACGCAACACACTCAGTGAGGCTGAACTGAAAGCCATGCCGGTGGAAACCCTGCGCAAGTTGACAAGCGCCTTCGCAACCCGTTTCTATGTCGGTAGCGGCAATGTGGCGACCAACGCCACTGAGGAACCGCGCTACACCACGATGGCGATGCCGCCCGTCTTTCCGAAAAAGGAGGCCAAATAATGGCTAGTTCGACTTACAACACGATTGTCATTCGCTCCAACAATGCCGACAACATCGTGCAACGTGTGCGCGAAGCCAGAGCCGCCAGTGCGATTACGCCGGGGATGCTCTGCGAGCTTACCACCAGTGGCACGATTCAGGCGCATAGCACCGAAGGCGGTGTCGCCAAGGGGCGCCTGGTTGCGCTCGAAAACGAGTTCAGCGACCACGGCACAGGCCGCGCCATCGACCACGCCTATGCTACTGGCGAAACCGTGCGCTATATCCACGCCATCCCTGGCGATCAACTGATCATGATCGTTGAGGATGCCGCCACCATCACCATCGGTGACGCGCTAGAGAGCAACGGTGCTGGCCTCCTGCAAGAGGAATCGCCCGGCACCAGCACTTTGTCGGACGGGATCATCGGCTACGCGGCTAACGCTGTCACCACCAGTGGTGGTACGGCTCGCGTCCTCGTGGATATTGCATCATAAAGGAGCTTGTAACAATGTCGGAATTACAGATCGTTAACGCCTCGTCTGGCGAGGCTGCCAAGATCCTCGGCAATGGGGCGCGGCCTATCATCAACGAGAAAACCGGTCAACCGCTGTTCGACCAGCGCACCGGCCAGTTGCAGATCATGACCAGCCGTGGCTTGGTGGTCAACAGCGCGTTGCGCAAAGACGAATGGGAAGAACTCGACCGCGCCATTGTGCAGGCCGCGGTTGCCCCGCTCAACATGACTCAGCGCATGATTGCCGCTGGCTTGACCCGTCCGTTGGGTGGACTTGGCACGCTGATTGCGCAGTACAACCAGATCAGCGAAATGACACAGGCCAACGTGAGCCTGTCCGGTAATGCCAGCGGCCAAAAGGATCGGGTTGATTACGACCTGGTCGGCGTGCCTGTGCCGGTCATCTTCAAGGAGTTTGAGCTGAACCAGCGCTACCTGGAAGCTTCCCGCCGGTTGGGTGACAGCATCGACACCGCCAACGGTGCGGCTGCTGCCCGCGTGGTTGGCGAAAAGGTCGAGGATCTGCTGATCAATGGTGACGCAAGTGTCAACCTAAACGGTAACACCATTCATGGATTGACCAGTCACCCCGACCGCAATACCAACACCGCCACGGCGCTTGGCGGTGGCGACTTCGCTACCATCAGCAACATCATGCCGACATTCAGCGGCATCTTGTCCGAACTCAAGGCCGACAACTACCGTGGCCCTTACGGCGTATTCGTGGCCGATACCCAATACGATCAAATGGCGTTCAATGTCTACTCTGACGGCAGTGGGCAAAGTGCGCTGAATCGCGTACTGCAAATCCCGTCGATTCAGTTCATCGACTCGTCCGCTTGGTTGGATGCCGGTGAAATTGTTGTTGTCAATCTGAGTCGCGACGTGGTGGAACTGGCCTACGTCCAACAGTATTGGCCGATCACCAATCTGGAATGGACAAGTGGCGACGGGATGCAAAGCAATTTCAAGGTGATGACCGTGTTCGCTCCGATGGTCAAAAGCGACTACAGCGGTCGATCCGGCGTGTTCCACTGCACCGGCGCTTAATAGGAGGCTGACATGGCAGTACGAACAACGGCTGTGCTGAAAAGCCAGTTTCTAGGCAGAGATCCGGTGGATCATAACACCGACGTGGTCGATACTTTGTCGGCGTTGCTCAGTGGTTTGAAGTTTATCACGGTTGACGGGCGCAGCGGCCCTGGCGCCATCACGGCGACCGGTGCCGCTGTGGGCGATACGGTGGTTGGCGTTGCCGGCCTGACCGCTGGTGCGTTGGGCGCGGCTGACGCTTCGTTCGAGGGCACAATTACGGTGCTGAACCAGATTCAGCAGTCGAGCGCCAGCAATCTAAGTGCCAACGATTACCTGGTGGTTTTGGCTAGTTTGGCATAGGTGGATTATGGCACTCTACCGAGTACGACCGGGTTTTGAGCATGGCACGCGTGGCTGCTACAAAGCCGGGGACATCGTTGAACACACACCGGAAGAGGCGGCAGGTTTTGCCGACAAGTTGGAGTTGGTTGAAGTTGAGCCAGCGCCAGTTGTCGAGCAACCGCCCGCGCCGCCTGCGGAAGTAGCGCCGGTTGTCGAGCAACCATTCGATGTGACCGGCTCCACAGTTGCGGCTGTTCTGGCCGCGGTGGAGGCTGGCGAAATCACAGCGACTGATGCGCTGGTGATTGAGACGGCCAGTCGCAATCGGGCAACGCTTATCAAGGCTTTGCAGGAGTTGATCAGTGGCGCTGACAGCGAGTGATTTGATTTATCCAAACGGCGATTTACTGCCTTCCATGTTCCCCGATGGTGACATTAACACCGCCGTCGGGGTGTGGTTGGCAGATGCCGTTGGCAAGACCGCCAGCGAATCAGCACAGCGCCACTGGGTATATCATCGCGCCTACACGGTGATTGCCAACCGCATCGCGTCCACGCCGTCAAACGAAAGTTCTTTCGATAATCACACCGTCGCATGGTCTGATAATCGTGTGTCAGCTTTTGAAGAGAAGGCGACAAAGCATCTAGCCGAGTATGGCCGCATCAGCGGTGATGACACCATGAGCAGCACACGACCGGCAAGCCTGAGGGTGTATTGATGGAATCACTTTGGAATGCACTTGACGATTATCTGGCGACGCAGTTGCTTGCGGCGCTGGGTAGCGCTGGCAGCTACGCAACGCTGAGGATTACACAGGTTGACAAGTTGGCCCAGGTTGACGTGCAGGACTGGACAAAGAGTTACGCAGCGCCTTTTCAGATTGTAATGTCGTTTCAGTCGCGTGCCGTGGCCGCGGGGCATGATGGCAGCAGCACGATAAAGCGTGATGTTGAATATTCGGTTGTTGTGATCAGCGTCTGCGAAGGCACGCCAGCAGACGCCACCAGGGATGCCAAGATTTTAGTGCATCGCACCGAGAAGCTGCTGGCGACACTCAACTTTGCCGGGGTTACGGCGACCGATGGATCGCTGTTGCGGGGGCGTCCACGAGGTAATAACAGTATGTTTGCCAGCGTTGTCGAGCTATTCCCGCACCCTAGTCAGAATCGGGCAAACCTGCGGTATGGCGTTGGCACAACAGCATTTTCTATAACGGGGTTGACAGTATGACCAGACAGCAAGCTTTGGATTATATCACTACCACGCATGGCGAGGCATTGCAGGATGCGGGCGTTGAATTGACCGATACGCCCGAAAACCTGTTCTATATCCTCTATGACGTGATGATTTATGAGAGTGCCGGGAATACCAGACAAGAGGAAGTAGCAGACGCCAAAGTCGCTCAGTTGATTGCCGATAAAACGGCGGGGAGTTAACTAAATGTCGGCATCATCGGAAGCCAATAGCTTAGGTTCGTTTTTTGCCATCGGCGTGCAGGGCGCTAAAGGCACGGCGGCTACAACGCTGTATCGGTTGATTGCCACCGAGAGCAGCCTTGCACCGGAATTTGAATACCGTGACACGCGGCTAGAACATCCTAGCGCCGGCGGGACAACCTCGTGGGCGCGGGCGAACGCTGACCAGGTAACAGGCTACATCGGGCGTGCAACGGTCACGTTCTTATTGCGGCCAAAAGGGATCGTGCCGGTATTGCAGGCCACTGGCTACCAAGTGGCGACCGCGGGGAGCGCCACGCTAGGCTACACGCACACGTTGACGCAGGGAACGGACACGGCGCACAAATGGGTAACGGCCATGTGGGAAGTCGAGGACAGCGACGGCGCCTATTACGTCCGTGCTGTTGATGGCCGCTGTACATCGTTGTCCATCAGCGTTAGCACTGACGAAATCATGTGTACCGCTGAGTTTGGCTTTTTGACATTGGCGGCATTTTCTGGCACGCAACCAACGTATGTGACCGAACAAGCTGACGAGATCGTGCCCTGGATTGGCGCACGTACTGATATTGACATCGGCGGCTATACCGTAATCGAAGTCATTCGCGCCGCCGAATTCACATTCACCAACGCGTTACGCGAGGATGACAAGGCGCTTTGGTCACAAGCCCGTGTCAATATGCAACGCCAGTCGATTGACATTCAGGCGTCATTCAGCGAAATCAACGCCAGTGATTCCATTTACGAATCATTGTATTACGGCGCTGACGCGGGGACGACCGTGGCGACGGGGCCGGTACGGGGCAATATCGACGTTGAATGGCGTAGCGCTGACAACATCAGTGGCACATCTCCATTGATCCCGTTTGAGTTTCAATTCGTTGCACCGTCTGTGCAGTGGCAGCCGGGGGACGCACCGAGCGCCAGCGGTGACGATCTGATCACCATGAGCGCCAACGGGTACATCCTGGGTGATGTGGCGACGCCATCCACCATTAAAGTTATCAACAATGTGGCGACCTACTAATTATGAATCTCAATAACTGGCAACGCACTGAGCCGGTAAGTCTGTTCGTCTCCGATGGCGAGATGGAGCAGGAATACCGGCTGACCTTTGGCACTTGCAGCAATTTCGACATTGGCCTATTCAACCGTCGCCGCGGGCGTGTGTTTGAGTCCATGCGCGCCACCTATGGCGACGACTGGATCAGGAATGATGAAGCCATTGTCATGCAGGGAGTGATGATTGCTCACGCAATGGTGATGGCGGCGCTCAAGCGGGTGGAAGTCAAGGATGGCGACACCTGGACGGAAACCAAACTGCCCGACGCCTGGTATGATGCCGAACGCTTTGCGCGTGAGGCTCCTGCCGGCATGATGGACGTGTTGACCGATGCTGTAATCGACGCTGGCAATCCTGCACGCCTATTCTCGTTTATCCCCAGCGGAGACGAGGAAAAAAAAGTGCTGCGGCTGACCGTGCAGCCGTCAAAGAACTAGCGAAGGCTATTGTCGCGGCGGAAGCGGCGGCGAAGGAAGATAAGCCGAAGCGACCGCCCACGCCGGCAGAGTTACGGGCGAAGGCAAAAGAGGGAGAGTTTGACGGGCTATGCGATCCAGACTTTATCGAAACCGTTTATGTGCCCTGGTATGTTCTCGGCGGCGAGCAGCGAGGATTCTCGTACACTGAAATCGTGTCTATGCCACCCGCGCACAGGCACGATTTTCTATATGTCAATCGGGTAATCGGTGACGAGCGAGACAAGGCGAAGAAGGCCAAACCGGTAAAACCGAAGGGGCGACGGTAGACATGTTCACGCTAACCACAAACGCAAAATTTGACGAGCTTGAACGCCTGATCGGCAAAATCGCCCGTCCCGGCGCTGGCGAAACACGGAAAATCGCCGATGGTATCCGGCAAGAGTTTCAAAGAAATTTTAGCGGCCAGGGCAGTGGTTTTGGCCGCTGGGCAGGGTTGGCGCAATCGACTGTTACCCAACGGCGGCAATTGGGATACAGTGGTGAAAGGCCCATTCTCGTTCGCTCTGGCGGCTATCGTTCATCCTTCGTTCAGCGCGGCGGCGACAACCACGAAAGCATCCAGACGACCGGCTTTGGGCTGATCATCGACGTTGGCAGCAATGACCGACGCGCCGTCTTTCACGAACGGGGTACGCGGAACATGCCGCAACGCAGCGTGACAATGCTGACTGATGATGGCGAGAACCGATTGGCGCGCATGGTTGACTTCGTAATTGAGCAAATCGAACGCCGGGAATGGCGGTAACTATTTCCTAGTTAGCGGATTAGGGCGCGGCACCGGTGGCTCTGTTGGCTCAACTTTGGCGATGATGGCTTTTGGCGCATCGCTGGTACGTTCGGCGGCAATGGCTTCAAGCAGTTCAGTTTGGCGCTTGAGCAATTCAACGATTTCGCCAATGCGAAAATACCAGAGAACTATTTCACGCAGGACGACAAAGGCGAATCCGGCCAAAAGTAGTACGACGCCTGCAATAATCAGGCCACTAGATGAATCCATGATGGTTCCCTTTCGTTTTTATTGATTGCACTAATTTTAGTTTGCCACCCCATTAGTTTTTTGTCAACTGAGATCAACTATGCCTAGCAGAGAGCTAATATATCGCGTTTCAGTTCAGACGAGTGACGCCAAGCGTCAAGCGCAAAACATGCGGTCTGTGTTCGAGGCTGAATTACGCCAAATCAATGTTGGCAAACTCGACACCTCTGGGCTAAAGGCCGCGCAGGCGCAAGCCAAGTTGTTTGCCGCTGAAATGGAACGCGCCGTCAAGGCTGGCGATCTGGGACAACTCGATACCTCCGGCATTCAGCGGGCGGTTAGCGAAGCGCAAGCGTTGCGCACGGCATTTGAGCAGGCGGGCAACGCCGCGGCAAACGTTCGGCCACCATCAGTTGGCGGTGGCGGCATCCCTAGCGGGTTAGCTGGCGGCTTACTAGGCGGCTTTGCTGGTGGCATCGCCATCAATGAATTAAAGGAATTAGGGCAACAGCTATCTGAAACGGCGCGGCGCGGCGCTGTCTTTCAGCAGTTAGGTGACGTGCTAGACGATTATACGCGCAGTGTTGGCACCAACGCCAGCGCCATGATTGACGCAGCGAAGAAGGCCGCGCAAGGGACGATCTCCGAGTACGAATTGATCTTAAATGCGAATCGCGCGATTCAATTCGAGGTCGCCAAAACCCCCGAAGCTTTCGCAAAACTAATTGAGCTTTCAACGGCGCTTGGTCGGGCGCAGGGCATAGCCGATACGCAGGCGTTGGAGTTCTTGACGACCGGTCTAGCGCGTGAGAGCCGG